CCCCAAGTTCCAAGTGACCAACCAAAACCTTGTGCTTGTACGTCTGGACCCACATGATAATAAAGCCTAACCCTAATGCCTCCTGATTCTGAAGCCCCAGATCCTGATTCATTAGATGGCATTGTTATTGTAATCGTGTTTGAAGATGGCACTGTTGTAACCATAAATCTTATATCATCAAAGTTTGCAGCAGCATAATTAGAGTTTGTTATTGTTGTAAAATTGTCTAATAAAATTATATCTCCTGCTTCAATACCGTGGTCAGAAGAAAAATTTATTGTAACTGATGCTGATCCGTTAGTTGTGCTGAATGCGTTTGTAAGTGTTGTTGTAGTTTTGATTGGGTGTATGTCGTAGAACACACCGCCTGAATAAGCGTATAAAACTCTGTTGGTCCCTATGATAGAATACTTCTGACCAGCACTATTAGTAAATTGATGTAGACCTCTAGCTGCACCACTAACGTTATCTGCTCCTAGTTGTTTCCAACCACCTATTTTTTCTGGTGTTCCATATCTAAAACGAACGTTATCACAATCTATCCACTGACTTTCGCCACCTGTGGGTGTAACTTGTTTATTGATTCCTGGTAAAAAATTAACCTTCTGTAACATAGATCTCCAGATTATATTAGATTGCGTTGATATTCAACGTTATTTGACTATTCCTAGCATAGGTCTTTTATCATACAAATTGGACTTTGCAAACTGTCCATCTGCATGGTTATAGTGCAAGAATACCTGACCACAGAGTTTACCCTTAAAAGGCTCTCTCCAGTGCTCTAACTCACAGCCAGAGTAAATAAGCATATCCCCTGGATTTAAGTCCACTTTTACACCCTTGGGTGCACCAGGTTTATGTATATTTTTATACTCGTCTATGACGTTGTCAGACCCCGTAGGATCGATAAATATGGGCCAGTTATCTCCACCTAAATTAAGAGTGGTAGATATTTCACAGCTTGGTCTGTCCTTATGTCTTTTAAGAATATTACCTGTTCTATACAGTCTGCAATAAGAATATGTAGGAACTAATCTAAGTCCTGTTTTCTTTTGCATAACTTTTATAGTATCTACGAGCAAAGTTTCCATGACTCTATCACTATATTTAGCATAAGAGTTTGGCACTTGTGGGTCATTGAAATTACCAACTAGTTTATTACCAGAATGTGTTACACCATTGTTTAACATCCAATGATCTGCTTCCGCTGATATTTGTAAATACTTATAACAAAATGCTGCTAGATCTTTAGATATAGCATTACGTAAAACTTGATATTTATTTTTCTTAAAACTCATACTTGTATAAAATTATAGGATACGGAGATTCTCCAATTCTTTTCTCCTTTTTCAGTGTTTAAGTTTATATCAACACCGTGCGGTAGCCAAGATGGAA